ACTACATCTGTCAGATCACTAAGTACTGTGGCATCGGGGACGTACGCAAGCGAAGCCCACACAGTAGCGCCGTCGCCCCACTTCCATAAGCCAGTGTCGGTCTCGTAGCCGATCTCGCCCACGAACAGAATCGGATTGTTGGACGTCCAGTCGGCGGCAGTATCCTGCCTCATTTGAATCTGTAAAATAGCCATCTGTTATGCCGGTGTGTGTGCCGTAGCCCCCGTTGCATCATTCCACGCGCCGCCGTCGGCGTTGCTGACCGCCCATACAGGTGCGCCTGTGGTGGTGTTAAACACGCAGTGCCCCGCGACTTTCTGTGCGCCAGTATTCACCGCGTGCGCGATATCGGCCAGGTTTGTCGTGGTCGATGTTCTCCCGTCGCTATTCAGCACAAAGGGCGTTCCTGCGTCGTCGGTGAAGATCAAGTTGTTAGGTGCGTCGTTCCGCGTCCAGACGATGCCGAAAGTCGCTGCCGGAGTGTTTGAGACGGCGGCCTGCTCAGTGAAGACCAAGTCTTTTGAGACGTCTAGGTTTCCAACGAGGACCACGGTATCATCGCCGCTGCCGGAACCTGGCATCAGCCGGATGATTTTGGCCGTGTTGTCGATGCGCAACTCGCCGCTGTTCGTGTATATTTGGGCTTGTATGGTGTCACTTCCGCCCCAGCCGAAGCGCACCCGTGTGTTCGAGCTGTTGGCACTCGACGCGTTGCTGTCTATGATATTAAGGTAGGTAGCTGTGTTCCTGAGCGTGATGTTGCCCCCGTTGACTCTCAGGTGGTTCCCATCATAAGTCAGTTCAGCGTCGCCTTCGAGGTTCGAAGAGCTGGTCCAGAGGGCTATCTGGTTATTAACTGGGGTGCCGCTTTTAGTTATCTCGGTGCCGCCGCCGCCGTTGAAGACGACGTTGCTTTCAAAAACAATGTCGTACTCAGACGCTGTGCCCGCTTGTATGATTATCTGCCCTTTGTGGTTGTACAAGCTCATGTTGGCGCTGTTGGTTATAAACCCAAGCTCGGCGTCTTTAACGTGCGACCAGAACTCGACGCGAGCATCAGAGTCGCTTATTACTGACACGTTGCTGTCGCGGACAACGATATACCCGTCCGTCGACTCCAGGATGAGGTGCCCAGAGACTTCCATCGTGAGGTTGCTGACAGTGGTGATGCTGCTGAGGTTATTGAGCTGCAGGTCGTTCCCGAGGAGGTTCCCGTAGATCAGAGGCGTATCGTCTGGGCCTGAGCCGATGTATAAACCGTAAGAGTCGTCTGTCGTGGGGCCCGCGCCAGGGCCGATGCAGTAGTTACCATCGCCGACGGTGATGTTTGTCCCCGCCCCATCGCCGAAAAAGTAGTTACTAACGCCGCTCGTTACACCGGTGGCTGCACCTTTACCGAACGCTGCGTTATCAATGCCTGTCGTTATAGCCCCGCCAGCGCCAGCGCCGAAGAACATGTTATTGTCAGCCCCGTACAGGCTGACCAAGATTTCGTCACCTACCGGTTCCGTGACGCTTGGGAACCCTTGGAAATTGATGAGTGTGGCGCCTGTTGTAAGGGATACAGCGTCCGCTTGGATTTCTAGTGACGCGCCGCCGCCGCCAACTTGGTCTCCCCAATTCCAATCACCGTCGGCGCCCGACAATTTTATGAGGACCTGTCCTGTATTGCCCCCCTCGGGGGCCCCCTCGATGCCGTACGGACCCGCCGCTGCCCCGACGAAAGTGGTGTCGGCCGCGCCGCCGCTGATCAGCACAATGTTTGGGAGCGTAATATTGGTCGGGACTACGACTCTGCCATTCCCGTCCCACAGGCCGATACCGTCGACGTCGCCTGATAGGCGCGTGCTTATGGGCGCGGCAATAGCGGTTTCTACCACGCGGTTGGTTATAAACAGGTCGGTCTTGCCGTTCTCGGTCGCTTCGCCCCAAGTCAGGGCGCGGCTATTTGGGTCCCCCCGGGCGCCGGTAAGGACTTCAATGGCTTCCTTCATGGCGTCGAGTTGCGCCTTCAGCGAGGCGTCATCCGTCACGGCATCAGGAATAGCCGGTATACCGAGAATGGTGTTGGTGCTCACTACCATTCGTTAACCCCCCTTAGAGTAACCAGTTGTCCCTGGGAGTTCCTTTATCGAAGTAGCCAGGTGGATCTCGTGTAGCTCATCGTCTGCACCACCGTTGGCGGTTATGCGAACCCCTTTGTACCTGATGCCTGCCGGTAATCTGATCGGTGTGTTGTTGACCAGCGCGCTTGCGGGCGTGGTATACGAATACGAGTCTCCGGAGTCGGACGGCGCTGAGTCGTCCTCCTCGATGGTAATCGTGCCTCCGAATGAACCGAGCGTGCGTATACACGCGAAGTTCACGGGGGTGCCGAACATTATTGGCTTGGACTTCCACGACCAAGTGGTGCTGCTGCTTGCAGCGTTTTCCGCGAAATTGATTATCTCGTTCGCGGTGTTGACCAAATACACATCGCCCGTTGCCGGGTCGACGTAGTCGGACTTGTACGCGGTGTTGATGGTCGTGATGCCAACTTCGAGCGACTGCGGTGCCCACACATCGATGTACGTCGGGTAGATGGCGAGATACAGCCCACGCCATCTAGTGCCAAAAATGCCGCTCGGAGTGGATGCCTGCCACTGTTTGCGAGTGTAAATACCCTTCGAGATTGATACAGCGCCTTGGTTCGATATCTGCACGAGCGCATCGTCGGCGGCGTACACACAGTAGCCGCCCATGTCGGTGATAGAGCGCTTGCTTACGCACGGGAGGTAGTCGTCCAGTTTGCGTGGAACCATGTTGAACGGGGAGGTACCCGAAACGAGGTACGGCACACCTTCGGTCATGATCGCGATGTATGCGCCAACCGCGACGATACCGACAATGGGGAACTCGAGCTCGAACTGATACTTGGTCGGCCATGCATAGAAGTACCCCGGCTCTGAGAAGCACATTACGTTGCCGTTGAACCCGCAAAAGAAGCCTGCGGGGTGCTTGACTACGCCGGTCATCGTGAGAGGGGGCCTTACCCAATCCGCAGAGAGCAGCGCTTCACCGGTTTCGAGGGCGAGCGTTGAGTCCGCGTAGGCAGCTGTCGCAATCGCGATCTCGGCGATAAACAGATATTCGGTGGTGGCTGTGCCCGTGACAGTCCGGTAGATGCGCTTGCTGTCTACGTTGTATGTTCCATCCACCGGTGCAGTGACTGAACTGGTGACGTTCGCGGTCTCGCCGACTTCGTCCAAAGTGACGAGGTCTGAGGCGGGGGAGGGGGCGGATTCCATCCCGGTTACCGAATCGAGCCAAGTGTATACGTACGAGCGCGTGTCCTCCGCCGGATCGGCGTCTGGTGTACCGGACACGACAATTGTCGGCGCGGCGGTCGGCGCCGTGATGCCTACGGTACGGTATGCGGCAATGGACGGGCCTGCGCCAATCAGGGCGACGTTGGTAAAGCGCGGTTCGTCCGAGCCGTTGGTGTACATGATGGTTTCGTCTGAGTCCGTTTTCAACGCTGTGACAATGTCGGTGTCCGCCGTGAAGGTGTACCAGTTGTCTGTGTCGGGGTACTGGTACAGAGTTACGGACGCAGCATAGTTGGCGTCGGCCGCTTGCTCTACGGAGTCGTCTTTGACCCCGCGTAGCAGGCCTGCTTCAAACACGCAGTCGTCGCAGTCGGCGGCATCGCTGAGCCCAAGGAGGTGCTCAGTCGTTATGTATGGGCGTTTTCCTCTAAACGCACTGAGCCTAATATCCGCCATATTTCACTGCCCGTGCTTTGCCGGGGCGCATGTCGTCGTCAGCTAATGACTTGAGCGTGCGAATCTCGCGCTCTGCGGTGAACCGGTAGTCGGCGGCGGCAGTGCGGTTAGACCAAGGCTTGTGGGGCATACCCATCAAGTAAGCGGTGGTCAAGTCCATTATGACCTCTTCGGCGATATCGAAGAACGAAGATGCCCCCCAATGCGCTGTATCAGGGTCGATGACCGCGCCTTCCGCCGCTGGGCGGACAGGTGCTACGATCGCGCGAGCCTGAATGGCTGCATCCGTCAGCGCAGTGGTGCCGTCGAATGGGTATAAGTCAATTGATCCGGCTACTGCAGCGGTGTGCGCCCAGTGCGTCGGGCGAGTTGACGTGTCGCTGTGGTTCAGCAACATGTGCATCTCTTTGTGTGTGACCTGAATCAGCGGGACGAAGTCATCATCAGACTTAACGTCTGTCGTGTCGTCTTCCTCAAACCAGACTTCAGAGAGGTCCAGAATCCTGAACCCGTCAATAGCGAGCACATACGTCGGGGTGCCGTCGACCCAAGTTACGTCGGGGACATCTTTGCGAAACGCGCGGGACTCGCGGGCTATGCGCGCCATCGCGCGAAGCAGGGCGTCGCCCATTATCATCTCAGGCACGGCCGGGCATAACATGCGCAGTCGTGGGAAGTAATATCCTAATGTATCAGCCATCTTCGCTTACCGTGGTTGCTGGTGCCGGTTCTACGGTGAGGTCAGCAGCAGTCTTTTGCTGCAGCGCCGAGTAGAACTGGTTGTAATGTTGGGAGATCCTCTGCGGGTTACTACCGTACTCGGCATCTGCCGACAACGCACGATGCACGACGTAATCAACAAGCGCTGCTGCGTACGAATCAGCAAGTGCAATGGACGACGCGCCGCTTGCTAGGTCGGTAGGTTCGCCAGAATAAACTATTTCGACCCAGCCTTGGGAGACGTTTGGTTGCGGGGGGTACACAAAGAATTCTGTGGGGTTCCGCGAATCAAAGAGGTAGTGTTGAACGAGGGTAGCCCCCGTGTCCGAAGGCCAATCAGGGTTGTACTGATCAAGCGAACGACGATTAGCGAGTCGAACTGCTCGTAGGGCCGGGAGGCCGGTCGCGTCGGTGACGTTTCGTGTGACATCAATGAGTCTCAATGGGACGGCGGTCGTGGCAGTGACCGCCAAAGCTGTAAGGTTTTGCCTTGGGCCTTCGACAAGCTGCATGAAGGCAGTAACAGTGTTCGCCTCGGGGGAGATACGAACAGCTGCTTTCTGGCCTTCATTTAGCCAGTCGATTAAGTCGGCAACGGGCCACCGCACGCCAGAGGTGTCGTTGAGAATCTTCTGTGCACGGTCGGTGATTACGCTGCCTAACATTTATTTTTCCTTTGCCTTACAATATTGGACGATCTTGATCGCTTTAACGTCGAAGCCACAAAGCTTGGACACGACCACTGCTTTCGGCATTCCTTTCGGCGTGAGGTTCTGTTTGTCGCCCGCTTCCAGAACTTCGCGCACTGCTGCCTCAAATACTACTTGGTCGAACGCGGGGCTTTTTTCCGCGAGTTCGGGAGCTTCTTCGGGGGTCTTCCAGACTTCGAGCTGGTTATCCAACTTTTCTTCGGCTTCCAGAGCCTTCTCGAGTGCGGCCTGGTCTTCTTTGGCGCGCGCGGCTTCCCATGCTTCTTTCTTCAACCTGTCCGCGTACCGGAGTTCGCGCATCTCACCTTCGATGTCACCATCTTCCTCGCCTACGTCCAGGGAGGTATCGTCCGGGACCGAAACGGCAACAGGGGCAGTTTCTTGGAACTCGCTCCAGTCGGGGGAGACGGCAAGAGCTGCTTTCATTTGAGCTACTGTGAGGACACCGGCGGCTTCAATATCGGGGATGGTGGCGTCGTTCTCGTTGATCAGGATCGGCTCCATGGCTTTGAAAGTAAAGCAGGGGCCTTTGGTAGATGCGACGCGGCGGTCGACAAGGGAAACGTAATAGGGCATGAATTTTCCTGTGTAATTAAAAAAGCCCGCCCCCGTGAAGGGGCAGGCCTTGATTTTAACACAAACCCGCGAACTAGTCTTGTACTTCGTTCTCGCGGTCTACGATGACGTATTCAACTACCAGTTCGCCTGCGCCGATGATCGTGGCGGAGGTGACTAGGGAAACGTTGATTACAGTAGCGGCCGAGTTTACGACACCATCGGGTACCAGCTGTGCTGTGGATACCGCGTCAGCAGGGACGATGGTGGGGGTGTAACGGTCCGGGTCTGCATCACCGATGTCGAGATCACATGTTGCTGTGAAAACCGACGTGACGGAGACATAACCACCGGTGACGAGCGCGTTAGGCGGCAAGTCAATGGCAGGGTAGACACCGATTGCCAGCACTTCATCATCAGCGGTTACGCCACTGAATGCCTTGCGAGCGATCAGCGGGTACTGACGTCCAGATGTTTTAGTGATTCCACTCATGATAGTTCTCCTATTGGGCGGTGTCGATGACCATCAGACCGAAGTCTTCAGTGGTCGAAGTCACTTGTGAAGGAAACTGAGGTTTCAAAAGGCCACAAATCTTGCCTACAGCGATGCCCTGCTGATTCTTGTAGTCTTTGTCGATCTCATCCCAGTAAGGCATACCAAGGTCGGCCATACCGAGTGCTTGTGCGCCTGCGAAAATGACACGTTGTGAATCAACAGCGAAGGCCGTAGCCGAGTCGGGTTGATAAACGTGACGATATTCGTGGATAACCAGACCGTCGATGGTCGGGATAGAGCCGCTGAACAGGACGTTTGACTTGGTACGAGCACCAGCGCCACGAACGTTCGCAAGGAAGTCACTGTCAAGCTTGAGCTTGGCGATTCCGAGCGGGGACATGAACACATGGTAAGTCTCTTCGCCACCAGGACCACGGATACCACGGATGTAGTTGTCCTTGGCTAGGGCTTTCGCGGCGACCAGCATCGAGTAAGATGCGGTATCCGAGGAAGTCATGTTGCCGGGATCAGGTGCTTCGAGTTGCGGAGTAGCTGAATCGTCATACTGCCAATGGCGATTGGCAGACGGGGCAACAATGTCGCTTGCGAAGGCCAGTGAATTCAGCTGTGAACCAGCAGGCCTTGCAGCGCCGCCTTTGTTCTTGATGCTGTATGCAACACCGGACATGGTGAGGAAAGCCATCTGGTCAATGCGGTCTGCAAGCCAGTAAGCCAGAACGTCGCGAGAGTTCTCGCGAAATTTAACGATGGAACGCTGGTCTGACATCCGACCTTTCGAGCGGTTAGCGTTACGCAGCTGGTCGATGGTGATGACCTCGTCGTAAGCCTTGATGCTCTCTTCGTTGCCTTCCAGGGTGTTATCACCTGCGATACCATCTGATTCCAGATCGGCAACGAGGGTTATAACGGCGCGATCGCCCTTCTCGGTCTTCGTAAGCTCAGTGATGCGCTGGATCATGGCGTTCGGGCCAGAACCAGTGAACTTGTTGATGAACGAGTAGTTACGAGCCGCTTTCCAGATGTCGCGAGACCAGACAGTTTTTTGCTCGTCGGTCAACAGCGAGAAATTGGTTGTAGCCATTTTCGTATACTCCTAAATTAAAAGTTAGTTTCTGTTTAGGGCTTTCGCTGCCGATACTGCGGAATTTGGTTTATTACCGAGCCTATTCAGGGGCTCGAAGGTTATATTATGGAGGGGGTCAAAGTGGGCTGCACGGAAACGCCGCACAACCCACTTCGGAGACTGTTAGAGGATGTCGCCCCGCATGCGAGCCTTGGTGGCCTCGGGCAGCGCGTCAAACTCGTTATCGTCCATGTTGAGGGCGGTCTTGGCTACTTCGTCGTTGCTAGATCCCTCGTCCATCTTCGAGGGCTGCTTCTTGGCTTGAGCTACCTTCTTCTTGACGTCGGTCTTCTTCTTGGCGGGCTTCTTCTCGGCCTCAAGGCGCTCCATCTCTTCGTCTGCCATCAAATCGTACTTGCTTTCAATGTCATACAGCTTGGCGACTTCCCTAGCGGCTTTTTCCAGCGCGTCGGCGTTCGACATGCCCCGATTTATGAACATGTCACGCCGTGACACAGCTTCGTCGACCAGTATTTGGTCGTAGTCTTTGTGCTCGGGGTTGAACGTGTCGAACTCTTCGGCTAACTCAACAACTTTATTAGTGAAGGCTACTTGCTCAGCCACCTCGCTACCGCTTTGGGTATGGGCCGCCTCGTTCTCCGCCTGAATCTCAGCGCGGTCAGCAGCCCTAATCGTCTTCCGCACCGCGTTTGCTTTGTCGTATTCGCCGTCATTGACAAGTTCCATGTACTCCAGTTCTGCTTTGTCGTAGTCAAATGCTTCGACTTGGGTTTTTTCAGCTGCTGCTGTTGCTGCTGCTTCGGTGTCGCGGACCTGTTGTTCCGCCAGCTTCATGCGCTCATTTACAGCGTTGAAGCGGTCCTTGCTTACGTAGGGAGAGACGTTGTCTTCGTCTTCGTCTTCGTCTTCGTCTTCGTCTTCGTCTTCGTCTTCGTCTTCG